ACAGCTTAAAAAATATAGCGCAACACGAAAAACCGGGGAAATGTCCGAAATGCGGGAGTGATAACACAGACTATGCCTGCCATGTTATAAGTCCGGAGAAAAGGAATGGCTATATGGATGTATGGTGCAATGACTGTAAAAGGGCATATCACATATCCAGAATGGAAGTCACCGACAACATGAAAAAAGGAATATGCCCGAAAAATTTAATTTATTAGTACCACCCATTCTTAGGAGTGAGTGGTATTTTTGTAACTAAGTTTAATAATCACAGTAACAGCACCGGTAATGAATACCGGTGTTTTTATATGTCAGCAGATGAGACGTAAAACAGTCTGGACTTACTTGAAAACAGAGGAGCGACCTCGTAAAAAAGCGTAGAAGAAAGGAAGGTAGAGCGACATGAAAAGAAAAGAATTAGAAGACCTGGGACTGGAAAAGGAAGCTATTGACAAAATCATGGACTGGAATGGCCAGGACATCGAGACTGAAAAGAAAAGGGCCGACAAGGCAGAAGGCGAGCGCGACAATTATAAGGAACAACTTGATACCGCTACCGGTGAGCTTGAAAAGTTCAAGGATGTGAAACCGGATGAACTGCAGGCTACGATTGAACAGCTACAGAAGGACCTTAAGGATAAAGATGATGAGTATGCTGCCAAAGAGGCAGACCGCATCTTCCTTGATGGAATTAAGGATTCCATCAGGAGGGCCGGGGCAAGGAATGAAAAGGCAGTCATGGCTCTCTTAGACATTGACTCATTAAAGCAGTCAAAAAACCAGACCGAGGACATCAAAAAGGCATTGGAAACCGTCAAGGAATCCGATGCTTATTTATTTGGATCAGAGGAACCAATCAACAACCCGGTAGGGCCTATAGGCGGTGCAGGAGGCGGTGATACTGCCCTTGCAGCAATGAGGGCCGCGGCAGGACTTCCGCCGGCAGAAAAGTAAAGAAAGGATGATTAGAACATGCCAGCAAATTCAAATGCAATCGCATTAGCAAAAAATTATATCAGTATTCTGGACGAGGTGTACAAGAACGCCTCTGTAACAGCAGATCTTACCAGTGACGCTTCTATGATGCGGGAAAGTGCCAACGTAAATGAGGTGCTGTACCCACAGATTGAGGTGGGCGGCCTTGGTGATTATGACCGGAATTCCGGTTACACATCTGCTGGAGTCAAGTTAGGATGGAAGACAGCAAAGTTTAACTATGACCGTGGCGCAAAGCTGGAGGTAGATGTTATGGACAATCAGGAGTCCATGAATCTTGCTTTCACAAGAGCAGGCGCGGAGCTTCAGAGAACCAGGGTGGCACCAGAGGCGGATGCTTTTACCTTTGCAACGATCTGCGGTTTTGAAGGGATTACATTGAAAGAGGAAGCCTTTGCAAATGCAGTGGACTTTTTATCTGCATTGATTGAAGCAAAAAATACGATGGATGAGGACGAAGTACCGGAAGAGGGCAGAATCCTGTATACCACACCGACATTGTTGAACGGGGTCATGGCTCTGGATACCACAAAGTCCAGGGAGATCCTGAGCGCCTTCACTGTAAAGAAGAAAGTACCACAGTCCCGTTTCTATACCGCGATTGATCTGCTGGATGGAAAATCACCCAGTGAAGAGGCAGGACATTACAAGAAAGCAGCTGGGGCAAAGGATGTCAATTTCATGATTATCCACAGACCCGCTATCATTAAGTTTGATAAGCACGTAGCCTCTGACGTGATCCCAGCCTCTCTTAACGCAGATGCAGACGGAGACATTTTGAAGTACCGGAAATACGGGCTTGTGGATTACTACAAGAATAAAGCGGCTGGATTTTATGTATCTCATAAACCGGCACAGGTTTAAGGATGGAGGTATTGCAATGCGGACAATCGGAAAGGTGTTTGAGAAGCCAAAGAAGGAAAGAAAGCCTGTAAAAACTGAAACAGAAAAGCAGGAGCAGGAAAAGAAAGAAAAGGGATAAAGATGCAGGTTATGAAGTTATATGCAGACGAACAGTATTATCGTGAGGAATATCTCTGTGGGAGTCAGGCTAAAATACCAGACGGTGAATTTAACCGCCTGGCAAGGCTTGCATCGGCAGAAATCCGTCTAAGAACTTATGGACGGGTGGAAGAAATGGCGGAAGTTCCAGATGAAGTAAAAATGTGTTGTTGCGAAGTGGCTGAAAAGCTGTATTCCAGAGAGTCGGCACGAGATGAGAACGGACTGGTGTTACAAAGCTATAATACAGATGGGGATTCAGGCAGCTATAAGACAGATGATGTGTCAGATGAATCAATTCAAAGAAGTGTTGATCGTATTGTCCAAAAATGGCTTATTAACACAGGCCTATTGTACTGCGGGGTGGATGATGAACCCGAATTATAATACAACAGTGACATTATACAATTGCCTAAGGGCTGCAGATAACCCGGATAAAAAGGATGTCTGGTATAAAACAACGCTGACAGATTGCTGTTATAAGAATGTCATCGGCAGAGTAGATGACGGAAAGACTTCCAGGATGGCGAATGCATATACTGTCCGCATACCGGAAAGTAACCGGTATCTTCCTTATGCCGAGTGGGTGAAACTAACAGAGGAAGAACGCCAGGCATTTTTTACACTGCACCTTGACGACATTGTGATAAAAGGGGCGTGCAGTGATAATGTTACAGGGACGTCCCCTTACACTGCCGCTGAACTTTTACGGCGTCACAAACCGGACTCCTTTGCGATCACAGTTATTTCTGATAATACGCGGTGCAAATATGCGCGGCATTACAGAATCGGAGGGTAATAGAAGATGAAAGTTGATTTTAGATGGGACAAACCTAAAAAACAGATATTATCCGAAGCCACAGGCGGAAAACGGACGCTACTGTTCATGGCCGCAGAAGCTAAACGGCTTATGACCCCTTACGTCCCGGCTCGAAACATGATCCTGTCAAAGAATGTAAGGACCTATGTGGAGGGAGATAAGGGAATCGTCCATTATCTTTCTCCACATGCCCGGTACCAGCATGAGGGCTTTTTGATGGTATCGCGGATAACCGGAAGCCCTTGGGCCAGACGCGGAGAAAGTAAAGTGGTGACAGGCAGAAAACTTAATCACAGCGGAAGCAGACATCCTCTGGCCACATCTGAATGGGAAAAGGCAATGAAAGTCGCTAAGCTGGATGCGTACGTTCAGGCAGTGCAGAGATATGTGAAGGGTGGCGGTTAAGGTGACAAAACATGAAATAATGATTGAGTATGTTAAGGAAAAGGTCGATGAATTAACCAATGCTATCTTGACCTTTAATTATGCAGGTGACGTACCTTTTTCCATATCATTTTTAACAAATTACTCGGGAAAGGTTTTGAAGAAATATTTAAGGGCGGCAGACAAAGAATATGGCTTTGTTATATTGATCACCTGGCCATACTCCATGGAATCAGACAACTTGAACATACAGGCAATGAATTTTGCACAGGAATTCATGGACTGGATTGATGATCAGAATAAAACCAGACATTTCCCAGACTTTGGAAGTTCCTGCCAGATAAAGAGGATAGAAAGCCTGCAGAACATGCCAGACCTTGCAACAGTAGACATGGAAAACCATCTTGCACAGTACCAGATACCGTGCAGGGTGGTGTATTTCGAATATGAAAGGAGATAAAAGACTATGAAATTAAGCGAACTTATGAAAGGCTATACGCCAAAAACAGACTATGAAGGATGGGTAACAAATGACGATTATGTATTCGCGATCGACTTGGCACCAGGAGGTAGCGAGCCTACTGCAGAAAAAGACTTTGCGGTTGTCGAAATTGGCATTGCCGGACTGGATGCACAGTTGAATCCTGTAACTCAGGACAAGCAGTACATCCGTGCTGGGCAGAGCACAACGAAGACTGGAACACAGAGATCATTCGCTGTAACAGGAGACAGATACGTTGGGGATGAAGCGCAGGACTTCTGCCTGTCGCATGCTATGAAATACGGTACAGGCAGTGGCGTGGTGACGAACTATGTATACTTTAATATCCTTACAGGAAAGGGAGAGAAAGGGCAATGCTCGATTATCGTGAACAGCGATGGATCAGGAAATGCAGGTGAGTCATCCGCTGTAGATATCGAGTTTAAGAAAATTGGATCAAATCCGGCAGAATATACCTACTCTGCTGCATGAACTGAATCAAAACCAACATTAATGAACATTGGAATGGAGGAAGAACCAGATGAGAATGATAACGGTGGAGTTGCAAGGACAGAAAGTACAGGCAGATCTTCTGAATCCGGAAGTGATGAAGAGATTTGAGGATGGATTTGAAAGAGCCGTTAAAAAAATTGAAGAGTCAACCTCATGCGAGAAAGGCTCGGAAGGAATCATGGCACAGTGCGAGGCTGTAATTGGATATGTTACGGAAATATTCGGAGAGCTTCAGGCTAATAGGGTGTTTGGTAGCGAGACAGATTTACTATCATGCATAGATGTTCTGGGGGAGATGCAATCGCTGTATGCTGATCAAGTGACCCCGCTTATCAGGCAAAAGACTGATGATATCATTAAAAAGGCAAAGAGAGCGAGCGGGAGTGATGCATCATAATGCGCTGCGATATCCTTACACGCGCTCTCCCAGTAACCGTGAATATTAGCGGAATGGAGTATCCTATTAACTGGGACTTTCGCGTAGGTATCCAGTTCAATGATCTGCTAAGGAGCAGCATACCAGAGGAACGGAAGTTTGTTGATATGCTGTCCCTCTACTATCCGAATATCCCAAAGGACATTGATAAGGCGGTGGATCAGATCAAGTGGTTTTACCGATGCGGAGATGTACTGGAGGAGGAAAATGAAAAGGCGCCTGCGAAGCGGCGTTACCAGCAGCGGAAATCAAAGGATCCTGCCTATGTGTTTTCGCAGGACGCAGCGTATATCTATGCGGCATTCCGAGAACAGTACGGCATTGACTTGACACAAGTGGAAAGTCTGCACTGGTGGAAGTTTATGGCACTCTTTGAGTCACTGGATGAGGACACGAAGATGAGTCGTATCATGTATTACCGACAGGCAAGCACATCCGGAATGCCAAAGAGCAGGCGGTCATTTATTAATGAGATGAAGAAATTATACCGAATACGCGATGGAAGCGAGGGAATGACGCTTGCACAGCGGAATCAGAACTGGAAAGATTATATCAAGGAAAGATTCAAATAGGGGTAAGGCATGACAGGGTACGTTCCTGTTGCCCCTAAAATAAGCAATTGAGGCGTGGCGAAAGGCCATGCCTTTTTTGCGTCACGAAAAGGAGCGTGATGTAGTTGGCGAGTGACGGCGCTATTAAAATATCAACGGAACTGGATAGTGCACAGGCTGAGAAGGCTATGTCAAAATTCGGGAGAATGGCAAAGACCGGACTAAAAGGCATAACTGTAGCCGCCGCCGCTGCTGGCACAGCAATCGCGGGCATTACGGTATATGCTATCAGGACAGGCATAGAATTCGAGTCAGCGTTTGCAGGGGTAAAGAAGACCGTAAACGCAACGGATGAGGAATTACAGGGATTTCGCGATAGCATACGCGGTATGGCAAAGGACATCCCGCAATCTGCCGCCGCCATATCGGAAGTTGCAGAAGCAGCGGGGCAACTGGGAATCAAGAATGACTACCTGATGGATTTTACGCGAACGATGTCTGATCTTGGAGTGGCTACGAACATGTCGTCAAACGGGGGCGGCACACCACTGTATTTTT